TTATGAATTCTGGTTAAAATCCATTCGATTATAAAAATGTATATCTCATGCTGTTGCCCGAACCCACTCGGGCTTTTTTTTGCCCACAAGAAAGCCCCTCCGGAGAGGGGCTAAAGCCGCGTATCTGTATCATCATGCACATGGTGCCGGGTGCCTCCCGGTGAGTTCAGCCCGGTGCCACTAAACCCGCGTCATTCTCGTTTTGATAATCAGAGATTATACCGTCACCAGTCGCCCCTCCGCTCAGGGGGATTCACCATGCGAAATTTTTTTAACAAATGCCCAGTCTGACAGGCAACTGTCAACTTACTGAATTGTGAGCAACATAGCATTTAACGGGGAACCTGTTTTCTGCAGTAAAAAGGCCCACCGGAGCGGATGGGCCTGGAAGGATAGCGGTCATGTGATGCCGGTTTCCCGGTAACTCAGCACCGGTATCTGAGTCAACGTTTTCTCTACTGGGTCATTTCCGATACGCCCTGCCTGCTGACAGGCTTTCATCACATCTGAAAATATAGCACCCTGACTGATACTGTAGTACCCAAGGTTCCAGAAACTGTGATGTATCCGGCACAGAAAAGCCCCTCCGGAGAGGGGCTGGAGAGTGGCGCTATGTGCCATTGCATGGTGCCGGGTGCCTCCCGGTGAGTTCAGTATCAGCACCTGAACCCGCACAGAAAGGATAAGGGTCGGTGACAAAACACCAGTTGCTGATTGCCCCTCCGCACAGGGGGATTCACCATGCCAGTTTCTTTTAACAAACTCCCCGCAAACCAGACAACAGTCAACCGCCTGAATTGTGAGGTATTTAAAAATTTCAACGGGTAACTGATACCCTGCTAATCGCCTGATGCTTTCTTTTTCAGCAACGGGAAAGCAACAACCACCACACCCACCAGCCGCCCATTTACCACAAATAAAAAAGCCTTCACTGCGGAAGGCGTCTGTAACAACCGAACTGATAGTCTGCCAGACCCGCCATAACCAGCTGGGTCAGTATTAACTGGCAGCGTTCGCGTGAAAGGTAAGTATTCTGCGCAATCTCCCCGACTGTCGCCGGGTAGGTGACGCTTAATTCATTAAACACCACTCTGGCGGTTTCTGTCATATCCTGCTGTTTTAGCATGTCTTTTTCCCTTTTCCGGTTAACGTGACATACCAATAACTCTTGTCTAAAAAGCCAGCAAGCTGAAAGACAGGTATTCACCACCAGCACGTTTACTGTACTGATGCGATTTCAGTCATAAAAAACCCGCCAGGCGGCGGGTTTAAGTTGTGTGGCGTAGTAACCACTCTTAACATACTGACATACTTTTTGCGGACCGCGCTAATCATTTTTTACTTTTTTGGGCAGCCAGTCGTCCATCTCCAGCCTTACACCCAGCATCGACAGACATCCGTCAATAAATCCTTCAGCAATCTGCATCTCAATTCGTATTGCCTTTTCGCTCTTCTTTCTTGTTCTGGCAATCTGCCTTTTTGATATGCGCAGCAGATAATGAGCTACCAGCAGCGAATACTCGTCCGGTTTTTTCTTCTTCAGGCGCGTAAGGCAGTTTTCGATGATAAGGCCGTCATCATCGCTGCAGGCCGGGCGAGGTTTAGCGGTGGATGGTAAAAGGCCTTTAAATCCAGCAGCTATCGGAGAATAGTCCACCCCGGCGTTACCACTTGCCGCCCATGCCCCCCAGCGTTCGAGAACCATCTGAATATCACGCATCAACTTTCTCCACAAAATCAGGACAGCACACCAATCGCCAGCGCGCGATCGATAAAACGAAATATCAGCTCCAGCTGGGAGCCATACTTCTCTTCAAATGCCACGGTATCCGCATGCAGCTCGTCGTGATGCTTTCTGCACAAAGGCAACACAAAGAGGTCATGCGCTTTTGTACCCATTCCGCCCTGACCGTGACCTATCAGGTGGTGGGGATCATCAGCAGGTTTTCCACAACATGCGCACGGCTGCGTCTTAACCCAGCGCGTGTACTTTTCATTAACCCAGCGGCGACGTTTTGGGCGTAACATAAAAGACTCCGGCGACTCCGGATCCACTTTCAGCGCCAGCACCTTTTTCGCTTTATCCCGGATAATACTGGTGGCGGGAACCGAAGGCACAAGGTCACTTTCCCGGGTGACAGACGGCACAACCGTCTTCGGTAATCTCAGTACCTTACGGGCTGCACTTTCCGGTAAGGCATCCGCCAGGTCATTACGAACCAGCCACCAGCACAGTTCCGGCATTGTCACAACGTGACTGTCATCAAAACCAAGATCACGGCGCACAACAGACAACACCCAGCGGGCACAGTTATCCGTTGCCATTGATTCCAGCCGTTCCGTGAACTGGTCACGGAGGAGATTGTCACAGTGCCAGCACAGACGGATTGCGCCTGGCGCGTGCCGCATTGTGGTCATGTTCTCGCTGTGCCAGTCGGAATGAGGCCACTGACAGCCCTTTTCACGAAGTAACCAGCTCTCAAGGCATTCCACGCCACCAGCACGACGGATCACCGCCTCATTGCGGAACACGGCCCGAACGGCAGGATCATCCGCCAGCGGTTGTGATGCCGCCGGAACGGCACCACTGGCGAAAGATGAATAACGCTCCGGCTCAGGCTCCAGCAGGACACGCCCCTGCATAAACAGGGGCATCAGCTCTGAACCTGGCCTGAACAATACGATCCCCATACGCGGGGCAATTTCAGGGGTCAGTAGTGCTCTCAACGTAGAACCTCACAGCACAATCTGTTTCAGTTTCTGTACCGCTTTCCCCATATCCGCCATAGCATCAACAAACTCATCAAATTTACGACTTGCCATTCCATACGCCTGGAGGATTTCCAGTTTCAGAGGATCCAGTTGCTTTTTAATTTCCGCACGATCATTAAATTTCTTCTCTGCTTCTTCCGCAGCCCTGATCAGCTCCTCAGCATGCCTGCGTAATTCATCCGGAGTAACGGTCTTTTTAATCACAACGGGTTCCTCTGTTTTTACTGGTATTTCACTATTTACTGCCTGATGTCCAAATTTAGGATGATGTAACGTTGTAGTTCTTCCATCATTCGCAACGACCAGAAGTCCACTGTCGCGGATAATGCCAATGAGTATCTCCTTATCCCTTTTATTCAGTAGACTGTACGCCTGCACTTTCTGTGATATCTGGGTCAGTGTTGCGCCTTCCGGCATTCGTTCAACAAAACGTTTAACCCTGGATAAAACTGGCTGCAGATGGGGTGGTGTAATTCTCATGCTCCACGCCTCCCATCAGTGAACGGTATCGAGCAGCTTTAACAGCTCAGGGAATCGGGATTCGAAGAAATGCGGCTGCGTCTCGCGCGGATTTGCAGGACTGGTGATGTTCTTGCCGAACATGCAGCCTTTCGCTGTCAGCGACCAGAATTTTTTGATGTTGTTAATCGCGGTACGGCTGTATCGTTCGCGTTGTTCAACGATCCCCAGCTTCGCCATCTGGTGATATGCCTGATTAGCCGTCAGGCGGATACCATACTGCTTCAGCAGTGCACTCAGCGACAGCGTAGGGCGGCTTGAACCATCTGGCGCATCAGCAGGTGCATCAATGGCATAGATCGGCATAAGTTCAGGAAGACCAGCTACCTTTGATAATTTCTGGTATGCACCAAGTTTCGAGGAGTTTGACAGATTTAGAGTCTTTGCTGCTGATTCAAGCAGAATGACCCCGGATTTAATTTTGTCGGATGTGGTTTCTTCTGGTGATGAATTATGAAGCGCATCAAAAGTACGTATCACTTTTAAGCTGAATGCCGGGCTGATCCACATTGCATATGCATAGACCAGCTCTTTACAGACATACGTCCCACCATTGCGCCCCTGAATGGTGATGACAGGAATACTACGGGAATCTCCCGTAGTTTCTTCTTCCAATAATTCCACAAGAGCCTTCGTTTCAGGACGACGCATAAACTCGTGAACTTCCAGCGAACGGGAGGAGCGATTCTCACCAGCGGCAAGAAGAGCAGCTTTCTGAAGGTCGTTAAGACAGTAGTTAGATTCGAAGTACTGGCGCACAGAAACGCCATCAATTACAAGCAACTGATTCATTGGTTTCTCCACAAATTTTTATCCACGAGCGGGACTGCACTCCCTTTTCGTTGATGCAGGATGAACTTACTGCGATTTTTAATAGTTATCAAGGATACACTGTTCATAAATACAGTATCTTTAACGAGGTAATACCCAAATTTAGGGTGTTGCTCAATTCCGTTACCGAGTTGCTAATTTGCAACTCGCTTTTTCGTACTTACTGATAGTGATCTCGACCTTCCCTTCCGGGATAACCGGTCCCCACTCCACCAGCATTCTTTTCACCTGGCTGTCGTCTTCCCACACACCCGCGTGGGTCAGGGCGTCAAACAGCGCCTTGTTATAGTTGTCCAGATCGCGGATCCGGTTATCCGGAGGAAACAACACGATCTCCACTGAAGCAGGTGCCGACGTTGGTTTCGGCAGACGACGTAACTGCTCAACTATTGCTGCACACGCCGCGCTCTGGAATTTTCGCCCCGCCGCGCTTATCAGGCTCTTACCAGCAAACGCCCCTTTGTTAGGGTGTCGCCAGTACGTGTTCACGCTGGGCGGAAAAGGCAGTATTAGCTTCATACTTTCAGGCCCCTCTCATGTAACCAGTGGGTTGCACGCAGCCTTGCGTTTTCCTCACCGGCAAGCAGTGCGCGGATAATCCCGACCGCCTCGCTGTCGTCGTCCTTCATCGCAGTATGAAGCGTTATCCCCCGGGCCACGCCACGCTTTATCGTGATGACGCCTTTTTTCTCCAGTGCGCGAAGATGCTCCACCGCTGCATTCACCGAACGGTATCCCAGCATGGTTGCCACCTCCTGATTGGTTGGCGGGAAGCCACGTTCTTTCTGATAAGAAATCAGCATATCCAGCACCTGCTGCTGGCATTGAGTTAATGTCGTCATGCCGCCATCTCCCTGACCAGTTTTTCCGCCTGCTGGCGAGCCTGCGCCAGAAATGCCTCACCACATGCCTCAAGTTCATCGCGCCCGATGTAGCTGATTGCCGCTCCCTTCCAGGTCTTGTCGAAAACAGCAATAGCACCAGCGAAGAAAGCACCTGTTGGCACCTGCTTTTCGTCTTTCGGGATAAACCAGGCTGGCAGTTCAAAACCAATACGCCCGCGAATAAAAGCAATATGATCTGCATCTTCCGGCCACCACACTTCGCTGGTGGCCGCTTTGATCAGGAAAACATAGCGCCCGCCTTTATCACGCATGGCACTGGCATGCTTCATGATGTAACGCATGCCGGTGATGTATTGTCCCTCATGCTGACTGGCGCGGCTGTACGGGGGATTACCAAAGGCAGCACCTTTAAGCTCCGCAAGACGTTCTGACCAGTCATGTGCCAGCGCGTTGTCTTCCGCCGTGTAATACGCGGCACATTTGGCGTTATCACCGTCAGTAAACAGATCCAGAACAAACGGGCCAAACAGGGTGTTAATTCCCCAGAAAATGTTGTCCGGCGTGCGCCACTGATCGCCCACTTCCTTCAGTTCATGGGCTGGTTTGTTCCGTAGTTCCACCAGCGCCTGGCAATATTTATTACTCATTAAGCCCCCACGTAATTCCCTGACAGATACCACTCATCACCCGCTACAGCGCGCTTTCTGCTTTTCCGTAAGCACCGCTCACGACGCGCCAGAAAATTGTTTCGTTCTGGCTGGGAGTGGCTTTCACGGAATGCCGCCATCCACACGGTTGCAGCACGACGGTATAAGCCCCTGGACTCCAGTTCTTCCGCCTGGCGGGTCAGGCACAAAATCACCCGGGGATCGTTAGTGCCGACATAGAAATTGCGCACAGGTATGGTTTCAAGAACAGGTTGCAGTTTCTCCTCCTGCGATATCTCAGCCTGGTGTGGGAAATGTCTGCGTGTTTTCCCTTCACAACAGTGAGCCACACGGCCACTCTGACGTAACTTGCTTGCTGACTGCAGAACGCACTGTCGTGAGTAACCAGCAAAAGCATCCGCAATGTCACCTGAAGTACACCCCGGATGGGCTTCAATGAATTTCTGTACATCGTTCATCAGACTCATGATCACCCCCTGAATCCTGTCGGGATCTGGCTGTAGTCCACGTTGTCGTAACTGGCTTTGAAGTACGGGTCCTCGCGTCTGGCTGCAGATACCGCAGGAACTTCCCAGGATTCTTCGAAATGACGATCCGGACCAAAGAACGTGACAGCCTGTTTCACAAATTGTGTGCCGCTATTGCCCATCGCAGATACCCAGCCCGCGTAGCGTTTCACACCTTCCAGCATGGTTTCGGGGTTTACCCCCTCGTTCAAACGGGCTTTCCAGGCTTTGAAGGCTGCTGATTTTGAATTGCCACCAGCACGTTTGGGATATTCCTGCCAGGCCTGTTCAAATTCCGGTGAATATTCCTGTCGGGCAGAACGCGCTGGCGCAGACGCGTCAGCGGATGCATCAATAGTGTTTTTAGTCTCCGTTGTAATCTCTGTAGTAATCTCTGTATTTGTATCAACATTCGGCGTATCCCCTGTTCCGTTATGACGTCGGGGGGTGTTCCGTTTTAACGTAATAGCTGTATCGCTGATTGCATTATTGCTGTTACTTTCTGGCGAAACAGAAGAAGGTGTGGTGATGGCCGCAATTGCCTGTGGGTTGATCCCGACAAACAAAATATTGCTGCATTTCACCCCATCGAGCATTTCCACCGTGCGTAAATCCAGAGTAATAAACCCTGCATCGCGCAGACGCTTCAGCGCATCTGCGGTTTCCCTTTTCCCGAAACCAAACTGCTCAGCAAACGCCTGGTAGCTTCTTTGCAGTTTGTCGCCCTGAAAACGCTTGCGATATCCCAGCAACGCTCCGGTGTGCTCATCCCTGACCTCTGTCGGGCGGTACCAGTAAACGATCTCTGAAAGCAGAGCGATAGCCGTCGCATCCGGACGCCCACTGGGTAGTCGAATATATTTCCACCAGGTCGCAGGTGTAACATTGCCGGAAATATTAATTTGACCAATAGCCATAACTTCCGGTGTGGGGGCGTAACGGCTCATACAACCTCCTTCCGCAGCATGAGAATTGTGTAGCCACGCGCAGGTTGTAGTCTGGCTTTTGCATCAATAGTAAGCGTTGCAATTTTTCGGATATGAAGATAACCAGCTCTTTCCAGTGCCAGGGTTTCCCTGAATATCGCTTGCTTAGAACAACAGCAGAAATCAGCAAGCACCTGATGATCAATAACTCTCTCGCCTTCACCGTCTGAAGAACCCGACATCAAAACACGCAACATAATCAGGCGCTGAATCGGGTTATCGAAAGCACATCCGCACACAAACTGAAAACAGTTCACGCCACACCTCCCAGACGCTTAAACATTTTTCCGGAGCAAAAGGCTATAAGCGGCATACTGACGCGGTAATTACGGCCCAGCGGTTCACAAATCACCTTCTGACATTCACGGTCAACCAGGCTAACACGTAGAACATGCCCTGCAGGCGTGGTGTACCACTGACCAGGACGAGGACAACGGAAAGTCTGATTGGTAAACCGTTTGAAAATATTCCGGATCATTTGCGCCCCCTTACCTCTGAAGGGTTCAGCGACAAATTTATGAGACTGGCCAGTAGCGCCGCGTCGTTGATGCGGTCATACAGACTTACAGCCAGCGGGGATTCGGCTTTTGCCAACATGGGATAAAGCTGCTGCAGCCAGACCTTGTGGATTACCGACAGGTGGGAGTAAAGCACGCTGGCGTTATCTGCGGCATCGCTCAGCGTGGATGGCTTTGAAAGCAGTTTTTCCATCTGGTTAAAGGCATTGATGTATGCCTCTTTGAACCGGGCAGCACGTTTACCCGTGAAACCCATAGCAAGAAACGCAAAACCGTCGCGGGTGATTTGGTAACAAGGGAGTTTGCGGCCTGATGCGTCGGTGTATTCACTTAACACAAAATTGTGTTCAGTAAATTCAGCGGAACATTCGAGGTTTCTAATTCTATCTAAAACCCGCTCATGCCGTTTAGTAAAGTAATTAGCTACTGCAAGAGATGTGGTGACAACGCGACCATTGATAATCGTGATTTCAGGGTGAGATTGGGTTGGGAGAGTAGTCATGGTGACAGCCCCTATGTTGAATTCAATGAACTCACCACCAAGGCTTTCCACGACCATATAGGTGGTGAGACGTACAGGGGTGGAAATACCGGTCAACATAGAACCCGGCCCAACCGAAGTTGGCCCTGCACGCCCCACCATAATTTGGGCGTAACGATGCTCATGACACGAAAAAACCGCATGAGCGCGGTTGTGCTCTATATTGAATTTCGGGTTTCCACGCCCGGCACCCGCTTTATAAGGTGCCGGAACAGTGTAACGTCCCGGAATTGCAGAATCAATATGCTGGTGGTCCTTCACACTCAACAAAATCACGCCTGAATTTCCACAAAGGACTAAAGCACTCATGCGGGTAGTCTTTGCGAAGATAGATAACGCGCTGTGTTTCTGGCTCCCAACGAATAACATGGACATAAAGCCCTCTTCCGTCACGAAACCAGCGGTTAAGTTCCTGCACAACTCGCCCCCCACAGTCAGGTAAAGTTCTCTGTGGTTACTTACAGCCAGGTGATTTGGTAATCTGCATTCATGCCGTAACAACAGGTGTTCAGCGACGCTGACCACCAGCTGTTGCGACAAACGGTTATTTGCCGTTAAACTATTCATGCGTTAGTTTCTCCACAACCAGAAGCAATCGACGCCACGACGCCCGGAGCTGCACACTCGCGGGCGTTACTATTTTCTGGAGCGCAGAAGATTTTGTAGACCAGTGCTGCATGCTCCTGGAGCTTCGAAATTGAAAGATACAGTTCGTCGTTAATTGCTGTCTTCTCATGCGGTTCCACTACACCGTCTTCGATTGCTGAACGAATCTGTCTGGAATAACCGCCGATCTGTTCAATGACTTCCAGCAGGCGCTGGTTTATATCGGCGTTCTCTACTGCCTCAATTTCAGGAAGCGATACGAACACCCCACCAGCAGACTGTGCGACAGCATCCGCAATGTAGTGAGTGCCAGCCGCACGCTGTAAAACCATTGCCCATCCCAGCGGGAAAATCTGATCGCCATCTGCACGAAGGCGGTTGAATAAAGCGTTCTCTGTTACATCCAGCCAGTCAGCAGCTTCAGCGTAACCCCCAGGCAATGCCGCGATAGTTTTTCTGACAGCTTTCACGTACCACTCAGGTTGTTTTTCCACTTTCCAGTGATGCTTACCCACGGCTTACCTCCTGTTCCTGTGGTTTAAACCCATTCTGGTTTTGGCTAGATTGAAAACGTGCCGGATAAAGAATCTGCATTTCGCTGATTTCACCCTTAAAAAAATTGGCCAGACGTTCTGCAAGATCGATAGATGGAATTTGTTCCAGTCTTTCAATACGACTCAGCGTCGCTGGATTGACCTGAACGCCCGCAGCAACATGCTGCAAAGTAAATCCGTGCGCCTTACGCACATTCCGTAATGGTGATTGCATATAACCTCCACATATTGCGTGATGAGCATATTATTTCACGCAAATATTTTGCGCAAGTTGATTTGCTTAACGCGCAATAAAGAAATGTAATAAACGCATGAACATAGGAAATCGAGTCAGACAACTTCGCCAGGCGAAGAACATGAAAATCGCCGATCTCGCTGAAGCAATAGGAGTGGATGCGGCGAATATCTCGCGCCTCGAAACAGGTAAGCAGAAACAATTCACTGAACAAGCCCTGAGTAATATTGCCAGGAGCTTAGGTGTTGATATTGCTGATCTCTTTACCTCAGACCTCAAAAGTAATACTGTATGTAAAAACAGTATTAGTGAGGATGTTGCGCAGGTGAAGGATGTATTCCGTATTGAAATGCTGGATGTCAGTGCCAGTGCGGGAAATGGCCTTATCCAGGGCGGTGATGTCATTGATGTGATTCATGCCATTGAATACAGAACTGATAATGCTGTATCGATGTTTGGTGGACGACCAGCAAATCACATTAAAGTTATCAACGTTCGTGGGGACAGTATGTGTCCAACCATTGAGCCAGGAGATCTCATCTTCGTTGATATCAGTATCAATCAGTTTGATGGGGATGGTATCTATGTGTTTGGTTTTGATGATAAAATTTATGTCAAACGACTGCAAATGATACCTGACAAACTACTGGTAATTTCTGATAACCAGATTTACCGTGAATGGGGAATTACCAGCGAAAATGAACACCGGTTTATGGTCTTTGGAAAGGTCTTAATCAGCCAGTCACAAACCCTTAAGCGACACAATTAACCCTTACCTCCTCATCAATTAGCCACCCGAAGGTGGCTTTTCATTACTCATCAAATTGCATATCTCGCAACAAAAATACTTGCATAATGCGCAACTTCATTTTATCTTTCTTTCCAGACCAACAAACAAGGTACTAACAAAATTTGGTTGTAACACGGCGTATGGCACATGCGTCGTTAGCGGTCTGGGGACGTTAAAGGAGACAATCCACTCCTTGCTCGGGCAAACAAACCAGGTAGCCGGAATGTGCAAGTCAATGATGATGCTGATAAGACGCCTAACCAGCGTGGCGATTCGGTTTGACGCCTGGGAAGAGACCAGGGTGCAACGATGAGGGCATTTATGGAACCGCGACAAAGTGTGGTGCCGTAACTGGCTAAGTGCTCTCAGTGTTGTGGTGAAGGCGCAGGCTGATGCGCGAAAGACATTGCAGCTATTGCGGAAAAGAGCTGTTCGGCGGGGCAATTAAACGCCCGTGAGAGTCTGAAATAACCGCAAGCCGGAGATCAGCACCGGTCACCACAACAGCCACTGCTTTGGCGGTACCAGTTTGTACACTTGCTTCCGGCTGGTACCGCTCTTTTTACAAAACAGAGAAGAGCATCACCGGACGACGGGCTCATAACCCAATCCATCCGGGCGGCTGCCACCGCAGGTGTTCTTCTCTGTTTTGTGGGGAAACCAACCGACCTTGCAGGGTCGATATGATGAGGAGCAGCAAAATGGCTAGCGAACGTAGTACTGATGTGCAGGCATTTATCGGGGAGCTGGACGGCGGCGTATTTGAAACCAAAATCGGAGCTGTTCTCAGTGAAGTCGCTTCCGGTGTGATGAACACGAAAACCAAAGGTAAGGTCTCGCTCAACCTGGAAATCGAACCGTTTGATGAGAACCGTGTGAAAATCAAACACAAACTCTCATATGTTCGCCCGACTAACCGCGGGAAAATTTCCGAAGAAGACACCACCGAAACGCCGATGTATGTCAATCGCGGTGGTCGCCTGACTATTCTGCAGGAAGACCAGGGACAATTACTGACTCTTGCCGGTGAACCTGACGGAAAACTCCGCGCAGCAGGTCATTAATATCGTTCTTAATTAACCGATTATTTATCTCATCACTGAATATCTTTATATAGTGAGGACTTATTATGTCTCAGAACTTAGACGCAACCGCAATTAATCAAATCCATTCCCTTATTTCTGCTCAGGGTGTTAATGAAATTATCAGTAAGATTGGTGCCGATGCTGTGGCATTGCCTGAGAATTTCCGCATTCATGATCTGGAAAAATTTAATTTAAATCGCTTCCGTTTCCGTGGTGCGCTTTCCACTGCCAGCATCGATGACTTTACCCGTTATTCTAAAGATCTTGCAGATGAAGGCACCCGCTGCTTTATCGATGCCGATAATATGCGAGCAGTCAGTGTGCTTAACCTGGGTACTATTGATGAACCAGGTCACGCAGATAACACCGCCACTCTCAAACTGAAAAAGACAGCACCGTTCTCTGCCCTGTTGTCTGTTAACGGCGAGCGTAACTCCCAGAAGTCACTGGCAGAATGGATTGAAGACTGGTCCGACTACCTTGTGGGCTTTGATGCTAATGGTGACGCTATTCAGGCAACAAAAGCGGCTGCGGCGGTCCGTAAAATCACGATTGAAGCAAACCAGACCGCTGATTTTGAAGATAATGACTTCAGCGGCAAACGCTCCCTGATGGAGTCTGTCGAAGCGAAGACCAAAGATATTATGCCAGTGGCATTTGAATTTAAATGCGTTCCGTTTGAAGGTCTGAAAGAACGTCCATTTAAATTACGCCTCAGCATTATCACTGGCGATCGTCCTGTACTGGTTCTGCGCATTATTCAGCTGGAAGCAGTGCAGGAAGAAATGGCTAACGAATTTCGTGATCTGCTTGTTGAGAAATTCAAAGACAGCAAAGTAGAAACCTTTATTGGTACTTTCACCGCCTGATTTCATTACTGCAAATGCTCCTGCGGGGGCATTTATGGAAACGTAATTAACTCAATAATCGCCGGATGGTGCGGGATTCCTTTTACCCGAATTCAGCGCGGTGCAGCGCATATAAAGTGGAGAACGAAATGTCATTTATTAAAACTTTTTCCGGGAAGCATTTTTATTATGACAAGATAAATAAAGACGACATCGTGATTAACGATATCGCGGTTTCCCTTTCAAATATCTGTCGCTTTGCAGGACATCTTTCACACTTCTACAGTGTCGCCCAGCATGCGGTGCTTTGCAGCCAGCTGGTGCCGCAGGAATTTGCTTTTGAAGCGTTAATGCATGATGCAACAGAAGCGTATTGCCAGGACATCCCCGCACCACTGAAACGACTTCTTCCTGACTATAAACGGATGGAAGAAAAAATAGACGCCGTAATCCGTGAGAAATACGGGTTACCTCCTGTTATGAGCACGCCAGTGAAATATGCCGATCTCATCATGCTGGCAACCGAACGCCGCGATCTCGGGCTTGATGATGGCTCTTTCTGGCCAGTACTGGAAGGTATCCCGGCAACAGAAATGTTCAAAGTTATTCCACTGGCTCCGAGCCATGCCTACGGGATGTTTATGGAGCGCTTTAACGAGTTATCGGAGTTACGCACATGCGCATGAATGTTTTCGAAATGGAAGGGTTTCTTCGCGGGAAATGTGTACCACGAGATCTGAAAGTGAATGAAACAAATGCTGAATATCTGGTGCGTAAATTTGCTGAAGCGGAGGCCAAGATTTTGGCTCTGTCCGAAGACCAACAGAAAGCGATTGAGTCAATTAAGCAGGCTGATGCAGCTGTTAAGTTGGCACACGAGAAGTTTTCGGCGCTGGCGGCGGAGAATGCGGGGCTGAAACACGCAATGGCCGTAACTCTTGAGCATGTGTCGGTCACGGATGCAGGGCAGGCTGGTGTTGCTGCAATGATTATCAACGATGCCCTGCACCACAGCGAAACTCCAGCCACCGATGCTTTCCTGGCTGAAATTCGTGCGGAAGCACGCAACGAGGGGATTAACTATACCGCAAGCCGTCTTGCTGCTGCTTTCAATCACGGATTTATCAATAAGTCTTTACGTGAAGTTTTCGACGTTACACGCATGATTCTGTCAGCGAAAGAAGAGTTGGCTAATGAACCACACCCGATTGATGGCCTGTCCGGTGAATATGCGGAGAAATCCCTAGAAGAATGGGCGGAACAGATTCGCAAAGGAGGCAACCAGTGAGCGGAAAAAGAATGACTAACAGAGAGCTTGTTGATGCCGCGATTAAGCTTGCTGGTGATTTTTATTCAATGATGGGGTACGCGCATCGCCCTGGATTCAAATATTGGGAATCACCGCATCCGCAAGAGCAACTGGTATTTCAAATGGCCTGCCGTGCTTTTGAGGTTATTCGCGGTTCTGATGTGATGGACGCCGTTGCCGACTTGGAGGATGAAGAGTGACCCAAATTAACTATCAGGCACTGCGTGAGGCAGCAGTAGCAATTGAAACAGTGGCAACGCCTCAAAAATTGCAGGCGTTTCGGATGAAGGTCACACCGTCGGTGGTACTGGCGCTGCTGGATGAAATTAAGCGCCTGGAGGACACAAATATTGATGCTATGTGCCGAATTGCAGAACTGGAAGCGAGGGAAGTTCAATTACCGACTCGCTACGACCTTCGATATGGACACCCGATAAATGCAGATGAGCGACAAGTCATGATACCTAAAGAAAATGGCAGTTGGCTTTACCTGATTGACCTAGAACACGCATTACGCGTCGCTGACATTCGCATCAAAGGAGAGTGATATGGCGTTAACACACCACGAACTCTGTCAGATTGCGTACAAGTTCCTTAAGCGCAACGGGTTCAAGGTTTGCTTTCATGACCGCTTTGTTGCTGTAACCAGTACCGGAGAACAGCCAGATGCTATGGGATTCAGAAATTCAGCATCATGCCTGATAGAGGCGAAGTGTTCTCGTGCTGACTTGTTGGCAGATAGAAAAAAGCGTTTCCGTAAAAATCCCTCACTTGGCATGGGCGACTGGCGATTCTTTATTAGTGAGCCGGAAATTATTTCAGTTGAGGATTTACCTCCCGGCTGGGGATTACTTCACGTTGTTAACGGAAGAGTACGGAAAGTACATGGATGGCCCAGGGGTAATTGCTGTTGGGGTAATCCTGACGATAAGCCATTTACTGGGAATAAGCAGGTTGAATGCGATTACATGTTATCTGCATTAAGGCGCATGGAGTTGAGAGGGCACCTTAATGAAATATATGACGGTGTGATTGTTAATAAGAAAGAAGGAAACGCGGCATGATCACTATTACCAAAGGGCGACTGCTGACAATCAAGCAGTGGCGCGAAACATACGGACCGGGTAGCAACGTTGTACTGCCAGCAGAAGAAGCGGAAGAACTGGCACGAATTGCTCTGGTATCGCTGGAAGCAGAGCCGGTGGCAAAGATTATAGCTCATTACCCATTAGGAGTTGACGTAGGCAAACAAAAGTTCGTACAGGCCATTGGAGAGCTTCCTGACTTTGGCGGATATCTATTTGCCGCCCCGCCAGCGCCGGTAGTGCCGGAAGAAGCAACTCCGGAAAACGTAGAAATGCTCTCTGGCTATGTTTCCACGTACAAATTAACCGATAGCGAGCGCGATATTGCTGCCGAAATATGGAACGCCTGCCGCACCGCCATGCTTCAGTCCGGAAACTTTCGGGAAAGCAAGAATTCGTCAACCAATAATTTTCGGGAAATCCCGGAAGCGTCAACCAGCTCTCCGGTAACTCCGGCTCTTCTGCCTGGTGGTTTCACCATTGAGGAGGCGAAGGAATTACATGAAGACCTGGTACGCAGCCACATAAGCAAGGCCTTAAGTGGCGAAAAGATGAAAAAGAAAGATCGCGATGCTGATTTGCGCTGGATTCATGGCGTTATAGTTCAGGCAGCGTGGTTTGTAAAAGCATCACTGGAGCAGAATGCACTATCGGGCAACTCTCCGGTAACTCCGGATGGTTGGATAAGCTGTAGTGAGCGAATTCCGGACGATAAACAGTATGTTTGGTGTTGGGGTAAGTCTTACGGCTGGACTGAGTGCGATACCTTCGAAGGGTATTACGATTGGTCGAGAAACAAATGGTGGGCAGTTACTGACGATGGGGAAGAACCGGCATCGAAAGTAACCCACTGGATGCCGCTACCAGAACCGCCGCAGGAGGTGCGCCAATGATCTGGCCTGAAGCATTTGCAATTACAGGCGTTGCTATGGCTATCGCTTTTTTAGTATATGTTATTTGTCGGTGTGGGTAAAAGCGTTCGCCGGGATTAACACCAAAGGAGGGAATGTGTCGGATGATATCTCACTGGCAATGGAAGGTGCGCTGGCTGTTATTGCTGTTGTGGGTGTTTACTGCCTGGTTGTGTTTTTGATGGATCGACTAGGGAACTGAATTCATTACGATATGGGAATTCCCATATCGGGTAAAAACGGTTTGCGGTAAAGCGAGAGTTAAGTAGAATTGCTGCGGGTGCTTGAGGCTGTCTGCCTCGGGCATGCCACCGTAAGGCAGACAGAGAAAAGCCCCAGTTAACATTATGCGTCTTGCAGGACGCTTAACATTAATCTGAGGCCAATTTCATGCTAGTCACATGTAGGTTAGCCTCTTACACGCCGAAAGGCAAGGAGAAGCAGGCTATGAAGCAGCAAAAGGCGATGTTAGTCGCCCTGATCGTCATCTGTATTACCGTCATTGTGACGGCACTGGTAACGAGGAAAGACCTCTGCGAGGTACGAATCCGAACCGGCCAGACGGAGGTCACTGTCTTCACAGCTTACGAACCTGAGGAGTAAGAGACCAGGCGGGGGAGAAATCCCTCGCCACCTCTGATGAGTCAGGCATCCTCAACGCACCCGCACTTAACCCGCTTCGGCGGGG